TCTGCCCGGTTTATCGTTTGGTCTTCGGCAAGGCTGCTGAGCTTGAGAGGCTCGTCGCGATAGCCGACGACATGATTTTCTCGCTGGAAGACCAGACAGGTTGGGTCAACTGTCGCGCCGGCGACCTGGAAGAACGGGAGCTGAAGCGGCTGATCGCCGTCTTGCGAGAGGGCTGTCCGGAAGCTTGGCTCAACGCAGCTGAACCGCAAGCACTGGAGGAAATCGAGGGCGGGCAACTATAAGCGGAAGGGGCGGCTCGTCGACCGCCCCTTCCTGGCGAGACCACGCCAATAGCTCGCCACGAGTTAGATAGATCCAGCCGACCGAGATCGGCCGAACCTTCCGGGAACGATGGTAGCAGGAAAAAGCGAAGGGCCGGCGCCCCCCGGCTGCCGGCCCTTCTGCCCCATGTCTGAGGGCGTTCGCGTGTCGGGACCAACCGACAGGGACAAGATACCATGAGGGGACGCAGGGGAGCAAGGGGAAATGAAGGCCACCAGAAAGCGCAAAAAAGCAGCCAAGAAAGCGCCGGCGAAGCGCGCCCGCAAGGCCGCCCCAAAAAAGGCCGCCCCCGTGTCGCTGCGTTCCGAGCTGAATGCGACGGGCCGCCGGATCTGGGATCGTATCGCTATACGATTCGTCGACGACAAGATCCCAATGGAGATTGAGGACGTGGCGCTAGTGTACTGCTCCGCAATGGGCGACTTCGTCGTGGCACGCCGCAAGCTAGGCCAGCCCTGCCAAGCCGCGCAGCGGCAGCAACTCATGAACGACTGCACGCGGGCGGCGCGGATAGCGCGGCAGTACGCGAGCCTTCTAGGATTGGTAGCTCCCCGGGCAGCCGCCCAACGCGATCAGGGCCCCGGTCAGAAGCAACCCATCGGCCCACACGATAAGATCGAACAGGCAAAGCGCCAACTCGACACGATGAGGGCCGATCTGCTTGGGTCAACTGTCCAGTAGCGGAACGTTTACGGCGACGCCCGAGGTCGCCCTTGCTGCCTTCGATAACTACGCAGTCAAGCTGAAAGGCGAAGAGCTGGGAGCGCCCGCTACTCTGCTCGACTTCCAACGCGACTACGTCCGAAAGATTTACACCCGGAACCCTGACGGCTCACGCCGCTACAAGAAGGTTTTCATTTGCGGCCCCAAGAAGATCGGCAAAAGCTTCGTCTTCGGTCACCTGTGCGTGTTCGAGTTGACGTTGCTCGGCAAACCGGGCGGCGATGTCTATGCGATCGCGTCGAGCTTCCAGCAAGGCGAAGAGATCTTCAAGCCGGCGGCTACCGTCGCCAAGCATTCGCCCAAGCTCCAGCCGCTCGACTTGCAGATCAGGAGCGCGACCCAGGAGATCCGGTTCCCTGCCTTCGAGAACAAAGTCAGGGTGCTGTCGACAGACGTCGAGAAGCTGCACGGCAAAGCGCCTCGGCTGCTCGTAGTCGACGAGCTGCACGCGATCCACGACCGCCGTAGCTTCGACAACGTGGCCGAAGGCATGGGGGTCTGGGAATCGATCGACCCTGTCGACGGCTATCTGGTCGTGCTCGTGAGCAACTGGGGAGAGATTGGCTCAAGCCCTGCGTTCTGGGATGAGTTGCGCTACGCACGGCGCGTGCAACAAGATCCCGACTTCGATCCGACCTACTGCGCCATGATATCCGAGCCGCCTCCGGACATCGAAGTCGACGAGCTACTGAAAAGCCCGAAGGTCTGGTACGACTTCCACGACGGTCTGCGCGGCGGCCTAATCACTGAGCAGTTCCTTCAGTCGCGTGCCCATGAAGCCGAGATGACCCCAAGCCTGAAGAACACGATCGTACGGCTGCACTTCTGCAAACCGACGTCGGCCGAGAGCGCCGCCTTCAACATGCCTCGATACGACGAGTGCGTTGATCCGGAGTTCTCCATCGAAGAGCTGTTCGGGCGCGAGTGCTTCGCCGGCCTCGATCTGGCAGCCAACACCGATTTGGCTGCGTTCGGTCTGATCTTCCCGGAAGGGGAAGTCGAGGTTGAAATCGACCTCGAAGACGAAGACGAGCGCCTGAGCCTCGAAGAGCTGATGCCTGGCGCAACTCGGGTGCTGCCGAAGTTCGCAGTGTACGTCCAATTCTGGGTACCGGAAGAGCGGGTTATACCACTTGAGCAGCTCACGGAGCGCCCGCTGCGCGAGTGGGTCAAGAAGGGGCACCTGTTGACCACCAAGGGCGACACCATCAACGACAAGGTGATCGAGATGCACGTCAGGAAAGCCTTCGAGACCTTCAACTTGCGGGCGTGCGGCACAGATCCGAAGTTCGCTTCGAGGTTGTTCCGAGAGCTCACAGACGACGGACTTCCGATGGTGAAGCTACGCCAGACAAGCGAGACCTACACCGAGCCTTGGCGCTCGATCGAGTCAGCGTACATGAGCGGCCGCGCTCGGCTTCACCACTCGCCAGTGCTACGCTGGAACGCAGAAAGTTTGATGCTGAGGATCTTTCACGATGACGGGATTCTCCCCGGCAAGATCGAGCGCAGCAAAGACACGCGCCGAATTGACGGCTGGGCGGCGGCCGCGATGGCCGAGTATTGCAGGATCAAAGACTTCGGAGTTGCGAACGTGGAGGGCCTGTATCTATGAGCGCTCTCACCCGCTTGTCGGGATTCGTAGGGAACGTAAAGCTGGCGGCGGCCGCGCTGAACGGAACCCTGATTCCTCACGAGGTGCGCACGCTGATCGCGGCGCAAAGCTTGGCGTCCGCCGGCATCGTCGTCACGCCTGATCTGATCTTCCGGATCTCAGCTGCGCACCGGGCGATCACTCTGATCGCGACGACGCTGGCCACTTGCCCGATGATCGTTTCACGGGTGAAGTTTGAGCAGCGCGCGGGCCGCACCTTTCGCTATGCAGAGGAAGCGCCGGACCATCCTTGGTACCAGACGCTGCGCTTCTTGCCATCTAGGGAGATGGATGCCGTTGAATATTGGGAGACCGTGCTGGCCCAGGTCTGCGTGTACGGCGAGCATTACAGCTTCATCGGCAATCGATCGGTGCGCGGCGAGCCGAAGCCAGACCTGATCCCGCTGAGCGACCCTAAATTGATCGAGCGCAGCCGAGATCCTTCGGATCCGCTGGCGCCGTTGCTGCTCAAGAATCGCGGAGTCGGCCGCCTTCGACGCGGCCAGGCGCTCAACCCGCGCGACTGGTTCGGCGTGCGTTGGATCTCGCTCGACGGCCAACAATCAGGCGGGCTTCTGGATTATGCCCAGGGATCGCTAAGCGTTGCGGCCGCCAGCCAGAACACGTTCGCGCGGTTCTTGGCAAATGGCATGATGTCCGGCGGAATAGCCAGCCCTGAAGCGCCCATCGGACCCAAGCAATGGGATCAGCTGAAGCGGATCATCGACGATCCGGACGAAAAGGACTCGCCGAGCGGCTGGAGAAACGCCGGCAAGCTGTTCGTGCCGCCGTTCCCCATGAAGATCTTGGGCAACATGGTGACGGCCAAAGACAGCGAGTTGATCGAAGCCCGCCGGCACGAGGACATCGCCGTCGGCCGTTTTCTCGGAATCCCCGCCTTCATGTTTAGCGAGGAAGCCACCCGCTCGTCTATCGCAACCGTCGGCGACAACCAATTTACGCGGCTGGCTCTTCGGCCGTGGGCTTCCCGCGTGGAGGCTGCCGTCCAGCGGCAGCTGATCCGCGATCCGGAGTTCGAAGCCCGCTTCGATCTGTACGAGCTCGAACGCGGCAATCGCATCGCCGAGCTCGAAGGCGATCAGATCGAATTGGAGACCGCGCAGGCTTCCCCGAATGAACTGCGAGCCCGGAAGCGCAGGCCGCCCGCCGAAGGCGGAGACAAGCTCTTCATCGCAGGCAATAATCTTGTGCCGCTGGACGGGCCATTCCCTCAACAAGTTAAGATGGAGCAAACCGGGCAGGGCCGGCGGGAGCGGCGGGCGCAGCAGCGCCGGGAGACGGACGACGATGACAGCCAGGAATAGCGAGCAGTTCAAGCCCTGGGCGATCGTTCCGGAAGTACTCGAAGCCCTGCGCGCAACGGACACGACGAAGCTGAAGCTCGACGCCGCGACCCACGACAAACTGCAAGCTGCAACGCGGGTCCGCGAGATGCGGCCCTCCGGCGGAACAGACGCAATCGTACAGATCAGAGGGCCAATTTTGCCGTCTGTCGGCCTGTTCGAAGCGTTTTTCTTCGGTGCTGTTTCGGCCTTTGGGCTTGCCGACCTGTTTCGGGAGCTGGCAGCGGACGCCCAGATTTCGCGGGTGATCTTGGACGTCGACTCGCCGGGCGGCGGCGTACGCGGCACTCCTGAAGCTGCAGCCGCTCTCGCTGAGCTGTCGGAGGCGAAGCCAACCATTGCAGTAGCGCGGCCTCGCATCGCATCGGCGGCGCTCTGGATCGCTGGGCAGGCCAGGGAGGTCTGGGCGACGCCTTCGGGCGAAGTCGGCGGGATCGGCGTTATCGTCGAACACACATCGTTCAGCGGCGAGCAAGGAATCGAGCGGACCGTGATCGCCGATCCGCCTCGTAAGGCTGAGCTGCACCCGGCTCAGAAGCTGAGCGACGATGCAAAGGACCGCCTGAAGGCCATCGTAGATTTGTGGTCCGGGAAGTTTCACGCCGCGATTGCTGAGGCGCGCGGCGTCACGGCTCAAGAAGCCAGAGAGAAGTTCGGCGGCGGGCGGATGCTCGAAGCCGAGGAAGCGCTAGAGGCTGGGTTGATCGACAAGATCGGCGAGTTCTCTGCGATCACCACGCCGGCCGTACAACCTACGGAAAACCTAGAGGATCTCGCGGCCGTCTCGTCGCAATTGCGGGCCCTCACGTCTAGTTTCGGAGGCTAAAAAGAATGGAAGGCACCCAGGTTGACAAGACCGAGGCGACTCTTCACCACGGCGACGTGAAGGCCGCCCTCGAAGACCTAACCGGCGTGGTCAGCAAGTACCGCGCTGACGTCGATGCGAAATTCGATGGAGTGGCGGTTGCCGCCGACGTCGATGCTCGACTCAAGAAGATGGAAGATGACATCTTCGCGAAGATCGACAAGAGCAACGATTCGCTGGAATCTCTCCGGCGCGAACTGGCTATCGATGCAATCAAGTCCGGCGAAAAGCCCGACTATGAGGAGCTCGCGGCGTACATGGCCAAAAGCTCGCGAAAGCAGGTCGACGCCAGCCAATTCACGCCCGAGTGGGCGGAAGCATACGAGAAGGCGGTTCCGAAGTGGTTGACCGAAGGCGCGGCCGCTCTGGGCCCGGAGCTTCAGGCGGCCATGTCGGTCGGCTCGGGACCTGACGGCGGCTTCGCTGTCTTTCCGACGATCGAGCGCGGCATCCTGGCTCGCATGTTCGATCTGTCTCCGATGCGTCGCAATGCGACCGTAAAGGAAGTCCGCTCGGGATTCTCTTTCAAGTCGCTGTACAAGACCCAGCGCGGCAGCGCCGGCTGGCGTGGAGAGACCGACACCAAAGCCGAAACCACAACTCCCAAGATCGACCTGCTGGAGCTGTCGCTTAACGAAGCCTATGCTCTGCCCAAGGCGACCAACTGGGAGCTGATGGAAGGCGTCGCGGTCTTCAACGTCGAGCAGATGCTGAAGGACACGGCAAGCGAAGACTTGGCGATTCTCGAAGGCGAGGCATTCTGGGCGGGCAACGGCGTGATTCAGCCGCGAGGCATCACGACCTACACGCACACCGACACCGCTTCGTACGACAACGAAGTCGACTGGAAGCAGGTCGAGACAGTCAAGACCGGCAACGCCGGCGCCTTCAACGCCACCGACCCGGCCGATATTCTGCTGGATCTGATCGCGACGCTCAAGCCCGGCTATCGGGCGGCCTCGGCGTTCTACGGCTCGCGCGCGACGCTGGCCGCAACGATGAAGCTGAAGGGCTCCACCTCCGGCGACTACATCACGCTTCCGCGCTTCGATCAGAAGTCGGGATTCAACCTGACGTTGCTGGGCTTCCCCTTCATCGAAGATGAGGAAGTCCCGGCGATCGCCACGGACTCGAAGTCGATCTACTTCGGCGACATGCGCAAGGCCTACACCATCGCCCAGCGGCGCGGCATGGTGGTCATTCGCGATCAGGTGACGCAGAAAGGCTACACGCTCTTCGATATCTCGACGTTTGTCGGCGGCGGCATGGCGGACTTCGAGGCTTTGAAGGGTCTCGTCTTCAGCGCCTAGGCGGCGCCGGAAAACAAACGGAGGAACCTAGACGATGAAATTCGATCTGTACAACGAGTTCTCGGCGGTCAAGACCATCGAGGCGGCGGCCTTCACGGCCGATCCGCAAACCGACAATACGACCGGCTGGGTCGATCTGCAAGGCTTCCAGGGAGCCTTGATAGTGATCGACATCGGCATCATTACGGACGGCGTGTTCACTACTAGGCTCGAGGATGCGGACGTCGAGGCGGCGGCCAAGACGGACGTTGCGGACGTCGCGGCCGAGTTCATCCTTGGCACGCAAGGGGCGTTCGTCAACACCAGCGACCGGGTCACCTCGGAGCTGGGCTACATCGGCTCCAAGCGGTTCCTGCGCGTCGGCTTCACTGTCACCGGTTCGCCGGCGACGGGCGGGCTGATCAGCGCCATGATCATCAGAGGTCGACCGCAAAACACGCCGGTTCGCTAAGGACGGGCGGAAAGTGAAGACTGCCCTGGGGCCATGCTTCGGCGGCCCCAGGGCTTTTACAAAGCGCGGAAGCGAGGAACCCAGAGATGAGCCTTTCCAACTTTGCCGAACTGGCAATCCTTGACGCGATCGGCAACGCCACAGGATTCGCAGTCACTACGCCCTACGTCTCTCTGCATGATGCCGACCCTGGGGAGACCGGCACAGCAGAAGTTACTGGCGGCAGCTACGCGCGTCAGCTTGGCTCTTTCGGAGCCGCGTCATCCGAGGCGCTCGACAACGACGCGGCTATCACGTACGCTCTGATGCCGGCCGTCACGGTCACGCACGTCGGCATCTTCGACGCAGTTTCCGGCGGCAACTTCATTTGGGGGCAAGCGCTCGATGCGAGCCAGGTGGTCGCGGTCAACAACACCTTCGAGTTCGCGATTGGCGCACTCGACGCCGTTCTGACTGGCGTGACTGGACTGGCTACCTTTGCGGCCGACGCAATTCTGGACGCGATCTTCAACAACACGTCGTTCTCCGTCACCAACCCGTATACAAGCCTGCACACCGCCGACCCTGGCAACACGGGAACGTCAGAGGTTGTTGGCGGCAGCTATGCGCGGCAGCTCACGAGCTACGGCGCGGCGGCCGCCGGACAAATCCAGAACGACTCGCAAGAAGACTTCACCGGCATGCCGGCCGTCACGGTCACGCACGCCGGCATCTTCGATGCAGTCTCAGCTGGCAACTTCATTTGGGGCGGCGATCAGTCACCTGATCAAGCGGTCGGCTCGGGTAACACCTTCCGGCTGCTCGTGGGTGACATCACGATGACGCTGGACTAGGGGACTCCTCCAGTGCCGTTCTATACGTTCACGCTTCCCGGCGGATCGAACCCCGGCGCTGGCCAGGTGCAGGAAGAACTGCAAAGCCAGTTCGGCGGGGTAAACATCCTCTCGGTCACGACCGACCAAGGCGCGCTGACGACAACGGCAGAAACGGATATCGTGCTGACAGCGCCCCAGCAAGCCACAGCGCAGGCCTTTATCACGAGCCACGCCTGGCTGGACGAAGCCGCTTGGAATGCGCAGGAACTGGAAGCCTGGATAGTCGGGATCGAGACGAACCAGATCGATCCGATCAACACTACAGCGGCTGTCCGGGTGTTCCTGAAAAAGATGGTGCGATGGATTGCCGACAACCTAGACTTAGGCTCCTAGGATGGCCGCCCGGACAAATCACTTCGCAGAGAGCAACGGCGAAAGCACCACAACCTCTTCGACGTACACCTCGAAAGTCGGCCTGACTTTCACCCCTGACGCCAACTCCGATTACTACATCTTCGCGACCAGCCGGATCCGCTCAAGCGACACCGCTTCGACGATCCACCGGCTGTATCATGTCACTGGCTCCGCCGAGCTGGCGCAATGGGATTGCGGCCGCCTCTCCGATCCGAACGTCGAGTTCCTGAACAACGGCTGCGTCGTCAAGGTCAGCTTTGGGGCTTCGCCGGCTTCGCAGACATTCCAGATTCAATTCGCGAAGCTCACGTCCGGCACTGGCTACATTCGCGACGCCCGACTGTGGGCCCTGAAAGCCGACGCGGCCGACGAAGACGCGGAAGTTCTCACCCGAGACACCACGACGAGCTCGACGTTTGGCGACGGAGCCTCGCTGACATTCACCCCGGCAACGGCCGGCGACTATCTGATCATCGCCAGCGCCTCGCTGGATCGCACATCGAACAACGCGGCGCGGGCCCGGATCGACGTCGATGGCACGCCATGGTGCGAATTCGAGATCGAAGAGCGAGACGCGGCCGACGAGATCCACGGGCCTGCGTGGATTCGCAAAGTAACGCTGACGGCAGCGTCGCACACGATCAAAATCCAATTCGCGACCGAGGTAAACCAGACCGTCGGAATTGAGGATCAGCGCATCATCGCGCTCCGGCTCGACAGCTTTGACGGTTCCTATGCAGCTGAATCGAGCGGACGCAGCACGACCAGCTCGCCGAGCTACCAAGACAAGGCGACGCTAACCGATACGTTCCTGCTGGGCGACCACCTCGTGCTCGCCGGCGGCTCATTCGACGGCAGCGCGACGAATCAGTCAGTCTACGCGAAGGTCGACGACGACGGCGCGACCAATCACGAATTCGAGCAAGAACCGTTCGACGCCTCGAACAGGTATCCCCAGTTCGTTTTCTTCCGGAAGTCCTACACTGCTGCGTCGCACACCATCAAGACGCAATGGCGGGCGGAATCGACCGGCATCACGGCCGGTATGTCGGATTCGTCCGTCGTCGCCCTTCAGCTGTTTGCCAGCGTTGGCACCGTCAACGGCACGGCCACGATGGCCGCGACTGGTTCGTTGACAACAGACGGCGCCGGCATACGGAGCGGGACTGCCACGCTGGCGGCTACCGGTTCGCTCACGACGGACGGCGCGACGATACGGAGCGGCTCGGCGACTCTCGCTGCCAGCGGCTCGCTGGCGGCTACTGGGGTTGTCGTCGTCAATGGCGCGGCAACGCTCGCGGCGACTGGCTCACTCGCTACTGATGGCTTCTCGCTGGCCTCAGGAACTGCCACGCTAGCGGCGACTGGCGACTTTGCCGCGACGGGCGCCGGGCTGCTGAGCGGGACCGCAACGCTGGCGGCGTCGGGCTCGCTTTCGGCGACCGGCGCGGGTCTGCTTTCAGGCACGTCCACGCTGGCCGCGACCGGCTCTGTCGCCTTCACAGGCTTCGCACTGGCAACCGGTACGGCGACCCTGGGGGCGACTGGCTCACTCGCTGCCGCCGGCGCTGGGCTTCTATCTGGTTCCTCTACCTTGGGCGCGACCGGATCTCTTGCTTCGGCCGGCTCTGGAATCCTGAGCGGAACGGCGACGCTGGTTGCAGCCGGGAGCCTTGCCGCGACGGGCGCGACGCTGCTGACTGGGACAGCAACCCTAGCAGCCACAGGCTCGCTCGTAACGACTGGCTTGACCGTCGTGCCGGCGAGCTCGACGCTCGGCGCTACAGGATCGTTCACTTCCGCCGGCGCGGCGATCGCAAACGGCACTTCAACGCTCGGCGCAACGGGCTCGCTCATTACGACCGGCGCACAAGTCGGAACGGTCAACGGTACGGCGACCCTGTCCGCAACTGGCTCTCTCACCACCTCCGGCGCGGGCATTCTGAGCGGCACATCAACGCTAGCGGCTAGCGGCTCGCTGACAACGAACGGCGCAGCTCTCGTGGCAGGGACGGCCACACTGGCGGCGACCGGATCGCTCGCCGCGACAGGCTCTGTCGTTCTGCCGGCAACGTCGACGCTGGCCGCTACCGGCTCGCTGACAACGGACGGCGCCGGGATCGCTACCGGCACAGCGACACTCGGCGCAACCGGCTCGCTGATCACCACCGGAACCCAGCTCGGGACCGTGAACGGAACAGCCACGCTCCAGGCGTCCGGTTCTCTGGCGACAGCCGGCGCGGCCATCGCCGACGGGACGGCGACGCTGGGAGCGGCTGGGTCGCTAGCGGCAGCCGGCGCAGCGATCGCCTCGGGTACGGCGACACTCCAGGCCTCCGGTTCTCTGACGACGTCGGCCGGCGCAGCGATCGTTTCCGGGACTGCCACGCTTGACGCTAGCGGCTCGCTAGCGGCGGACGGCATCGAGGTCTCGATAGCGGCAGCAACGCTTCAAGCGACAGGCTCGCTCACTACGACCGGCCAGGAGCTCGGGACCGTCAACGGGACTGCGACCTTGCAGGCGTCCGGATCCTTGGCGGCGGCGGGCGCTGCAATTGCGGCCGGCACGTCGACGCTCCAGGCGAGCGGCACGGCCGCTTTCAGTGGCGCGGCAATAGCTGCCGGGACTGCCACGCTGACGGCTAGCGGAGCCGCCAGCTTTACCGGCGATGTCATCGCAGCTGGAAACGCGACGCTGAGCGCCTCGGGAACACTGGCCACGACCGGGCTTCAGCGCGCCCTAGGATCAGCCACTTTGACAGCGACCGGCAGCCTGATCACAACCGGGCAAGTCGAAGGCGCTGCTGACTTCACCCCGGGATCGGCTAAGCTAGTCGCAGGCGGGATCGGAGCCGTCCGCGTCCAACAAGCCCGAGCAAAGCGAGCCTCCGATTCAAGGCCGAGCGCAAAGCGAGTCCAATGATCGAGATATCTAAGAATCGGACGAACGATATCCCGTTTGACCTGGAAGGCATCGGCGGCGTGCCGTTGGAGATGGCAGCGGGCGACAAGGTCCGGGCCAAGGTGTCGAAGACGGCAGGGCAGGCGACCCCGGATCTTGAGCTGATCTCCGGCGCGAACACGCCCAACGGCTCGACGGTTAACCTGGATACCTCCGCGAGCCCGCCGCGCGCAACAGTTCGGATCGCGCAAGCGGACGCCGCGCTGCTCAGGGACGGGCCGTACGTTATCGAGCTCATCTTCATCGACGACTCGGAGCTTACTCCGGCCGACGCGGCGAAGTCGCTCGGGATGTTCCCGGCCGATAGCCTTCCGACGCAGGGCGGACCGATCACCCTTTGACGAGGAGCTGCCATGGCAACGCTACTTGAACAGATCGGCCGGACTCTAAACGTCTCCGTTCGATCCAGCGGAATCAACGTGGTCACGGCGAGCGAAGACAGCGTCTTAAGCGTGAAGCAGGCGAAGCTTCAGGCCAAGCTGAGCGCTGACGATGACCTAGAGGACGAATGGTTCACCGATGCGATACCGGCGGCCGAGGCATTCGTTCAGAACGCCTACAGCTTCTCGCTTCTAGAGCGAGTCGTGCGGAGCTGGACCGACGCCTTTCCACCGGCGAACTACCTCGATCTGCCCGTAGGACCTGTCACTGAGATCTCGGCCATCAGCTACTGGGACGCGGACAACGTCTTGCAGCCCTGGCATGTGGTGACGACGGCCGAGAAGGTCTTCCTCGACAATTCCAAGCAGGTCGACCGAGCTGTGCTGCTTGGCGGCGAATCCTGGCCGACGGCTGGCTTGCGCCCGGCAACGGCCGTGCAGATGGAATACAAGGCGGGTTGGACTGACCCTGCGTCTGTGCCGGGCGACGTGAAGCACGCTCTGAAGATGCTGATTGCTCACTGGTACATGAACCGCGAGGAAGTCGTTATCGCGCCCGGCATGACGATCGCCGAGGTTCCCTTCGGCGCGAACAGCATCTTGACGATGCAGATGCGCCAGCCCTGATCTGAGTGTTGCTTTGCTCGCCGATGTTCCACGTGGAACAATAGGGTCCAGCCATGCAACTCGGCCGCCTACGCGATCAAATTGAGATCCACGTGCCGACCCTCGGGACTGACGAAGTCGGCGCTCCCACACAGGACTACACGGCGGCTGGCCGCGCCAAGACGATCCGGATCATGGCTCAGAAGATGCCGGCGCGGCGCCTCGAAGAGATGGACCGCTCCCGCGAAGTCCCCCAGAACCTGACGCGGCTGGCAATCATCTTTCGGAACGATTTCGACGAATCGGCCCGAATCCTGTTCCGCTCGCGGCTCTACGACGTCAAGGGCATCGACGACGCCCCAGGCCTCCGGAAGTTCCTGATCCTCACTTTGACCCTTAGAATCGAAGACCAGAATACGTGATCCGGCCCGTTTCGCTGCGCAGGCGCTCACGACGGGGCGAGGTGGGCGGTTAGGGAGCGCTTTGCCTCTCCGATGGCTTAGAGCGGCTCTGTGGGGCTCTACTGTATCGCTGCCTTTCTGTCAGCCCGACAGCTTCGAGAAGCCCTTCACCCCGCCGGCGACAAGCAGAAATTCGCCCAGTTCATCCCACGACGGCGTCGAGGCCGTTCCGTACAGCACGGCGGCGATGAAGACGTAGTGGGCGAACTCCCAGAACGGATGGCCCTTCGGCGGTAAGTATTTCCACCATCTCATGGCTTAGGCTTCCTCCGGTTATCGGGGTCGCTGATCTCTCGGATCAGCGCTAGCGCGCGCTCCAGGGAACTCTGGTGAACGATGAGGATGTCTTCGACCGGGATCGGCTTTCCTCTGTACGCGAGGCAGACTTCTCGCAGCTCGCGGGTTTGATGCTCTAGAACGGCGGCGACGGCATTGATCGCCTGAAGCCGAGCCTGTCTGTTGCGGATGCCCTCAAGCAGCGTTACGACAGCTTGCCAGGAAGCAACTATCGGCGCGCTTGAGGCCACCGATGCAGCGACCGCAATCAGTCGCTGGCTGGTTTCGATGACCTTGTCTACACCATCTTCAGGCACGGGCCTACTCCTCGGTCGGCTTGTCGCCCTTTGCGGAGCGGACCACCTGACCGACGAGGGTAACGAGAGCGGCGATTGCGGCCGCGAAAGCGGGTCCGTTCTCGTGGAACCACACGGCAAGATCCGCGACCGGACGTAAGGTGTCACGCCAGCCCGGCATCAGTGCGTCGAGATCGACGCCGAACATCCCAGTGACCACAGAGAGGACGACGAGCAGCCCCGTCGCGCCCCATTGAAACTTGACCTTGCGGATCAGGCCCCCGTCGGGGCGGGCCTTCACCTTGACTTCCAGCTTGTCGGCCTTTTTGTTTCGGAATATCCGCATGGGGTTAAGATGGCAGCAATGGCGTCTGTCGGTCAAGGAAGCGGAAGCAGTGGCCGCGCGCTCCAAGGCTCTGCGACGTTGGAGTTACGGGGAAACCGCGAACTGATCACACTCTTCGAGCGATCGGTGAAACGCCTAGGCCCAACCGAGACCAAACGCGCGTTGCGGCCGGCGGCGAAGATCGGAGTCCGGGCGGCCAAGGTCGAAGCTCCGAAAGGCGTGACGCGCCGGCTGATGAAATCGATCGTGGTTCGGGCTGTCAGAAACGCGCCGGTTCTTCTGATCGTCGTCGACCGCAAGAGGGCTCTCCGGATTTCGCCGAAGTACCCGACCGGTTTTCCCTATGTGAATTGGATTATCAGCGAAAAAGCTCGCGGACCCAAAGCGGACAAGTTTCTGCCGCGCGGTTGGGCGAAAGCTTTCAGCGCGGCCGAGCAGGCGGCTTTCGACGGTCTGGATAAAATGCTCAGCTCAATCGGGCTGCTTGGGAGGTTCTAAGCCGTGAGTGTTGGCAAAGCGATCTACGACCACCTGTCAGCCGACGTGGAAGTGAAAGCGATCTTCGGAGATCCGATTCGGGTCGCAGAGTCGAGGATCAGGACAGGCGTCTCCGCGCCGTTCGCAGTCTTCGACTTGCTGGAGCAGACGAGCCATGTCCACAGCCAAGACGACACGGACCTTCCCGACGAGTTCCTGGCTATCGACCGATCCGGCTTTGTAGAGGTCGAGTTCACCGTCCACTCGAAGACGCCATCGACTGCGCTGGCGAAAGAGCAGGCTCAGACGATCTACACGGCCATGCTGAAGATGCGCGGCGTCATCGGCGATCGGCGCTACTCAGGCGTAAGGCTGGAGTCGATCGAACCGCCCGAATGGAATTCGCAGGTCGACCGCTTCGAGACAGATTTCAACATGACTGTATTCGTCGCGCGCGACCGAACCTGATACCCTTTCATCAAAGACCACGCCGTCGCTGACCCACGGGTTAGATCTTTCTTTGCAAGCCCTCGCGAGGGGGCCGAGAAACGGAGGATTTAACATCACGTGGCTACACCAACCAGTTCACTAGGCATTATCCTCGCGCGGGAGGATCCCGGCGCCCCGGGGACATTCGAATCGATCGGCCAGATCGGAGACTTCACCGGCCCGGACTTCGGCCACGACGCAGTCGAGACCACGAGCCACGAGGCCAACTTGAACGGCCGGCGCCGGACCTTCATCGCGTCGCTCGGTAAAGCAACCCAACTGTCGTTCCCTCTGTGGTTCGACAGCTCCGACGTGATCCACGGCGACGATGCCGCCACCGGCATCATCGGCGACGGCATGTCGGGCACTCTGCGCAACTTCCAGATGACGCTTCAGGACACCGGCGATTTCAAGATTTCGTTTGCGGCCTTCGTCGCACAGGCCGAACTCAACGTGCCTGTCGAAGGCGTGAACACTCTCAACTGCTCGCTTCAGGTGAGCGGCAACTTCACGTTTGACGGCTTCTAGAGGGACCGCGCCGATAGCAAAACCAGGAGGGCCACGAGTTTTCATGACCAAACTGCCAACAATCAAATTCCTAGGCAAGACCTACTTGCTCCACCTGAACGCCCGCGCCTTGCGGATGTTCCGCGAGAAGACCGGAGACGATCCCTTCGTCGTGCTATTCGATGCGTGGCGGAAGCTCGAAAGCACGAACGTCGACAGCGCTGGCGACGAGCTCCGCATCAACCTGGGACAGGTTGACAAGCTGCCGATCGAGTTCAGGCACGTCGAGGCGCTGTGCTGGGCTCTGCTGAAGAGCAAGAGGCAGAATCCGCCGATCGGCGACCTGATGGAAGAGCCGGACGAATACGAGTCGTTCCTGGAAGAGCTCGACGCAGCCAAGCTGATGGAGTTTGCTTCCAAGATGCCGGAGCTGCTGGCGCAGATCAAGGGCGACGAACGCCCTACGACGGCCGAAGCGACGGCGGCCTGAAGCGTCCGACGCCCATAGATTGGCGGGTGTTCTGGGCGGATGGAGTTGCGCGGCTGGGCTTGAGCGGAGCCTGGGACTTGGACAGCCAGTTCTGGGAGATGGGGATAGGTGAGTATGCAGCGCTCAAACACTCACACCTGGAGGAATGGAAGTTCCTCGACCGCCTCAACGTCATCTCTACGTGCTTCGTCGCCGGCGGCCTCGGCGCGAAGATCGACCCGGCCAAGGTCTTCATCGTTCCGGAGAACGCAAAGGACTACAAGAAAGCGTCTTCCGCCGGCCAGCGCCCTGACGCTGAACAGTCGCGCCGAATCTGGGGGCAGTTCGTCATGATGGCGAAGGCTCACAACAAGGCCAACGAAGAGCGCGAACGGCGCAAGGCGGCTCGACGGCGCGAGAAGGAAGGCCGCGAGCTAGCGTCCGCCGAGGTGAAGGCGAGCCATGGCTAAAAGGGATTTGATCGTCGTCATCTCGGGCGACAACAAGGGACTGAAGGCCGCCCTCCGTTCAGCTACCAGGGACCTCAGGGAGTTCGGAGACAAACTCGGGTCGATCGGCAAAACACTCTCATTGACGGTTACCCCGGCGATCCTCGGCCTGGGCGCGGCCTCTCTCAAGATCGCCGGCGAATTCGAGCAGTCCCAGATCGCCTTCGAAACGTTGCTCGGCTCGGCTAAGGCGGCTGCTGAATTCCTCGAGAAGCTGGCGGACTTCGCGAAGCGGACGCCGTTTGATCTTGCTGGAGTGCAAGACGCAGCCAAGCGGCTGATCGCAATGGGGATTGCGGCGAAAGACGTGATCCCGACGCTGAGCGCGGTCGGCGATGCCACCGCCGCGATCGGCGGCGGAAAGGACGTCCTGAACGGCATCGTCACAGCGCTCGGGCAGATGACGGCCAAGGCGAAGGTCTCGGCCGAGGAAATGCGGCAGCTCGCCGAGCGCGGCATCCCTGCATGGCAGATCCTGGCCGAAAAGATTGGCGTCGATGTTCCCAAGGCGATGAAGCTGGCGGAGCAAGGCGCGCTGAACGGCATCACGGCCGTCAAGGCGCTGGCCGAAGGCCTCAGTGAAGAGTTCGGCGGCCTGATGGAGAAGCAGGCCGCCACTCTGCTCGGACAGATCGAGCGGATCAAAGATGAGGCTGTACTTCTGCTCCGCGATATCGGTCAGGCGATCATGCCGACGGTCGAGCCAGTCCTGGGCTTTGTCGCCATGGCGCTCGAAAAGGTCCGCGACCTAGCGGCAGCCTTCAAAGACGCCGATCCGGCGATTCAACGAATGGTCGTAGCCTTCGCTGGCTTCCTCGCGGCGCTCGGTCCGATCGTTCTCGCACTGGCAGGCGTGGCCAAGGTGATCGCCATCGTCGCCACGGCATCGACGGGCGTGATCGCAGCGATCAGTGGCGTGGGGGTCGTTCTGGCGGCCGCCGGCGCAGCCTTCGTCCTGTTCTTCGATCAGATCAAGGCGGCGGCGAGCGCTTTGATGGAGCGTTGGGAGATCGTCTGGACCGGCATGTTGCTCGTCTTGGAGATCGCCAAGGCGGCGCTTGTTGCGTTTGGAGGGGCGGCGTTCTTCGACGAGTTCATCCGCCAGCTCGGCGTTCTGAAGGCGATCGTCGGCGCGGTCTTCGGGTTTGTCGCCGACCTAGTGAAGCGGGCGCTCGTCGTCGTGGTCGATAGCGTTATCCGACTCGCTGACGTGCTAGCCAAACTGCCCGGCTCGGTCGGGAAGGCCGCCAAAGATTTTCAAGTCGCGGTGCGCAACTTCCAGGCTGATCAGTTCAAGAAGATCAGTGACGAAGCCAAGGCGGTCGCCGGCGCTACCGAGGAAGTCGGCGACGCGGCGTCCAAGGCCGCGCCTAAGGTGGGCAACTGGGCCGATCAGGTCATACGCGGCGGCGACGCGGCAGCCAAGGCTGCGAAGGTTCTGCCGGACATCGCTCTGATGTTCCAGATCCTTTCCAACAACGCTAACTTCGTGCTCGCTCAGGCGATCAAGAAGGCGAAGGAAGAAACGGCGGCTTTGCGCGACGTCGCCGGCGAGATTCCGCCGAAGATCGATCAGGCGGCCGCTGGCATGAAGGGCCTCGCAACATCGGCCGAGGAAGCCGAGGACGCGCTAGAGAAGATCCCGAGCCCGCTGGAGCGGGCGAAGGAAGCCGCCAAGTCACTGAATTTCGTGGTTAAGGCCGAACTCGTGCAATCGCTCCAAGAAGCGAAGGCGGCCGTCCAAGCGATCGAGCTTGCCGAGAAGCAAGGTCTAGCGTCCAGCCGCGACGTTATACAAGCTCGGATCGCACTGCTCGATCAGTGGAAGAACGCGGCAATTTTAGGCGCGGCCGAGTGGTCTGACGATCTTCAGCAACGACTTGAGACGAATCAAGCCAAGATGGAGGAGTTCACCACGTCGTCGGGCAACGCTTGGGCGACGCTCGGCACTCAGATCTCGACGATCCTGACCGATTTGGGCAAGTCGATCGCCGATTCCATCCTGGGCGCACAGTCGCTCTCCGACGCCTTTGTGAACGCGGCCAAGGCGATTGCCGAAGCCATTCTACGCACGATCATTGAAGGCGCGCTGTCGCTGATGATCGAATCGATTAAAGAGAACGAAGTCGCTGTGGGCGGCCTCATCAGCGCCTTTAAGAAGTTCATCGGCCTGTTCACCGGCTCGGCGAAGAGCCTCGGCGGCAAGGGCGGCAAGGGCGGAGGCGGCGGAGCGGGCGGCGGTCTCGGAGAATTCGGCGGCGTGTTGGCGGCGCTCGATAGCTTGGTCAACATCATCACGTCGCTGATCAACCTGTTCACGATCCGGCGGATCGAGAAAGACGTCGCACGGATCGAAGTAACCACGCGCGGCATGCTGAACGAACTGCTGAACCGGCGCGACGATGCCTGGTCTCAGCACGACGGGCTACTAGCCAAGTTCGACCTTGCCATTCCGGCGCTGTGGGATATCAAGGAAGCGATCAAAGAGACGAACATGATCCTAGCGGCCGCGCTGGGCGGAGTCGTCACCAGCGGCTCGCAAGATCCCTTGATAGTCGAGGCGGGCCCGATCCTGGCAGCCGAGATCTTCGCGATCAAGGAAGCGATCCAGACTGTCGTCTTCGGCGTCGTCATGCTCGGCCAGCAGCAGGCAAACGTGATCTTGCCCCAGCTGAAGATGCAGAACTCGCTATTGGTCGCGATTCTGTTGACGCTGAACGCGATCAAGGCTGGTAGCGGGGGCGGCGACGAAACGATCCCGTTTGGTATCCCGGAATCCGTAACCGGAGGCGGACGGGCGCCGCTCGTGGGACAGGTCAACGTCTCGAATCTGGATCCGGTCGAGATCGGTCAGAAGATCGTCGAGGCCGTCAAAGCGCGTGGAGGCCAGCGAGGCACTCAGGCGCTCGAATTGAAGTTCTAGCGGAAAACGAGGAGAATCGAGCCATGGCGAACGCTTTTTTCAGTCCCTTCAAAGAGCAGATGCTGCAAGCGGGGGTCAATCTCTCATCGGGCAACGTGAAGGCGATCCTGGTCACATCGGCTTATACGTTTTCGGCGTCGGACACCTTCATCAGCGACCTCACCGGCATCCTCACGGACGGACGTAGCCCCAACCTCGGGAGCAAGACGTTCACCGGCGGCGTATTTGATGCCGCAAACACTACGCTACCGACCGTCACGGGCAGCCAGACGGCCGCCGCGATCATCGTTTCGCTAGACACCGGAACCGACTCGACGAGCCGACTGATCTGCTACTTCGACACCAACGTTACCGGGCTGCCTTTCTCGACCAACGGCGGCGACATTACGATCACCTGGGACGACGGCGCCAACAAGATCTTCAACTTCAGCGGCTGAGCCAGGGAGGTCAACGCAATGGCTGGGCTGAAACTAGCAGACAACGCCGAAACCACTCTCGATACCGGCATCGGCTCCGGAGACGGCTCGCTATCGGTCGTGAGCGCCACAGGCTTTCCGACCGACGGCGACTTCTACGTTTCACTCGAGAATTCGGAAGACGCGGATTACGAAGTCGTGAAGGTGACTGGCGTCTCCGGCACGACGTTCACCGTCACGCGCGGCCAGGCCAACACGGCGGCGGCCGCTCATTCTGCGAGCGTGCCGATCCGCGCCGTTCTCGTAAAAGATTCGCTCGACGTCCTGACCGCTCAACAGTTCCAGATCGGAACCTTCGGCAATCTGCCGGCAACTGCCGCCGCGCGCGAAGGCGACGTCTACCGCTTCACCGACTCGCCGCTTGAGTTCGCACGATTTGACGGTGCGGCCTGGAAGTATTACGCGGCTATGGGGAACGGGATCTACGAATGCACCCTGCCGCCTTCCTCCGGCTGGTCCTGGGTGAACCAAGGAAGCGCCACGATCGAGACGCGGGGCGGAGCGGAGCATCTCGTGGCGCCCAAGGGCACTGGCGTCGATCACCATCTTCGTGTGCGCACGCTGGTCTCGTCGAGCAACTACACGATCGAGATGGGCTTCGCCTGGCTGATGGGCCCGGAGAACACGAACAACGACGCCTTCACTGCTTTGCTGCGCGATGGCAGCGGCGGCGGCTTTGTCAACGTAGCAGGGCATGGCTCGGGCAAAAACAACGCCCCCGACGTCTTCACGAACGACTTCACTAACGCCACGACGTTTTCCGCCTCAAATTCCCAGACGGACGACGTCGCGATTGGGGCCTACGCCAAGGCGATCATCAGGATCGTCGACAACGGCACGAACAGGACGTCGAGTATCTCGGTAAACGGCCGCGACTTCAACGAAATACTGGACGAAGGCCGCACCGTGTTCGTCACTCCGACGCAGGTCGGATTCGCGCTGAACCCGCGATCGAATCTAATACAGCCGGAAGTCGAGCTTTTCCACTTCACTGAGGTCTAAGCCGTGGCGAGAACCTCTCAGCTCGGCCGCGCGGAACTCGGCAAAGCACAGCTCGGAGCCTCAGAAGTCACTCTCGACGGCGTGCGGCCCCCGGGGCTGCTCTCCACGGCGGCGTTTGGCTCCCAAGGAATTGCGTCTGACGGCGTCACAGTCCCCGGCCTAGTTGCGTTGGCCGACTTCGGCTTCTACAAGGTCCTGGCTCCTGGAGTGGCTCCGCCTTCACTCCTCGGCTCCGCGCTACTGGGGCCGCCGCGCGTGACGGAGGCCAGCCTGCAAGCTCCCTCCCTCGTCGGTCCCGGCCTGTTTGGCTCACAGGAAATCGGCGGCCTGTTCGTGACTGGCCTTGTCGGGACGGCCCTTTTCGGTGCGCACTCGACCGCTAGCCTGATTACGCTGATCGACGGACTTGTGGCCAGAGCCCAATTCGGGCGGCCGTCGATCCTTCCCGAAGACCAAGATTTCGCGCTGATCATCGGAGGCACGAAGCGCAACGACGTTTGGTTCTCCGTCTCAGGCATAGAGATCTCCTACGCGGCCAACGGCGGCTCCTCGGCCCGATTCGTCATCTTCGACCCGTCAGGCGCTTACGTGCCGGCTCCGGGCCAGGAAGTGCGCTTCTACATGGGTACCGAGCTGTGGTTTGTCGGGATCATCAAGACCACCAACCAAACCCGTGTTCCGGACGCTGCCGAAACCGCCGAAGCCACGGCGTGCATCGTGAACGATCTCGCAGCTGAGCTGCTTCAGCGCCGCGTCGTTTTCGGGTTCTTCGAAGACGAGGATCAGAATTTCGCTGTAGAGACGATCGAGACCCGCTTTCTCAGAGAGGAAGGAATCAACTCGATACCCGGCGCGGCCTTCGCCGGCGCGAGCGATGCCGACCGAAACTACCAGCCGATGCTGGCCTTCGAGTTTCTGAATCAAATCGGCGGCGAGATCGGCGCTGATTGGTTCATGGACGAATACCGGCAGATTTTCTGGTTCAAGCGCGGCACGCCGTGGACGCCCTCGGCTGGAACGTACAAGCAGACGTACGACGACGGCGACTTGCTCGAAGGGCAAGGCTCGCTGGAGGTCACCAAGTCGTCAGGCGAGTACGCCAATAAAGTCTTCGTCCAGATGGGCTCCGCCAATCCTTCGTTTTCGGAGGAAGCGTTCTCGACGCTGCCACTCGACCTGT